GAAAAAAGGGCACGATGATTGCTGTAGAAGAACCTAGCATTACCTAGCACCCCTCAAAGCCTTTGCTAATGCTTCATTAAACTTCTTAGGAAATGTGAAGCCTATATATCTACCAGCTATCTCATAGAATGGAAATATAGGTTTATAGTTTACTGACTTCTTAAAACCAATTATAAGTTTAGGTTTAATATCTTTCTTAGCTCTTTCAAACACACCATCTACGCCACCAATGTTGCCAAAGAATTGGGATTTCTTTTTAATTAAACCACTCTTTTTACCAGTAATGTTTCCATACTGATTTAATCTTGCATTTTGTTTAAATGGTACAGGTATGTTCTTGCCTGTTGTTCTAGTGCCACCAAATACTAAGAACTTCATAAACTCACTAGCCCAATCAAAGAAACCAAGAGTGCCATCTAATTTCTTTTTGTTTGCTGCTTTTCTATAAAATGCTTTAGTAGTTCTTTTCATAGGTCTATCAAGTCTTTTGTTCATTTCTCTACCTAGAACACCATCAAGTCCTTTGCCCTTAGTTCTACCCATACCAAGTGTTTCATTTATAGCAACTGATGCAGCAAATGGTATTTGTTGTCTTTCAATAATATTTAATTGCTTAACAACTCTATTTATATTTGTTTCAATTTTAATATCCATACTTATTCCAATGTGATTTAGTTTTAAATTTAAGTCCTAACTCTTTAGCTTTTCTTCTAACTGTTGATGGGTGGCATCCTAAAGTCATAGCAACATCGTGTGAGGATTTGCCTTGTTTAATCTTTTCTTTTAATTTGTGTTCATCTATTTTCATTTGTTCACCATTATTTGATAGACCATTAATAATAAAATTCCAACAACTCCGTAAAAACTTATATCCATTATATGTTTTTATAGTGTTCTATAAGTTTATTTATGTACCATACAGCTTTCTCTAAGTCCTGTATGTTTGCTTCCTTATACTTATGTCTATGTATATATTTAATTGCTGATCCCTCTAAGTATGCAGGAAACTCTTTACCTAATTGTTGCTTTATATAATCTATAGCTTCAACACTACCATTATTATAATGTGCTGGTTTATTTACTGGATCATGTTTTAAATCATCCAAACTATTTATTGTTTTTGGCATACGCTTTTCTCCTTTTAATAATTTCTCTTTTGCATTTGATTCTAATTTTTGGATGTCTATTATTATCATTTACTATTTCTTGTAGTTCAATGAGTTTTGTAGTGTGTAAATAAAAATGCTCAGTTGTTGTCTTACCTGTTTTTCTGTTGTAAGTCTTAACACTTTTCTTTAACTTTGTTGGCACTTTTCTTTTCCTTTTTAAATATCTTATCCCAATTCTTATCTATTTTATTTTTATCTTCAGGTCTACGCTTACTACCTTTGCTCATTTTTCATACAAAAAATACCACATTCAAAATCATAGCTTTTTAAATCTCTACCTTTAGCATCTACTGGTAAATTTTTAAGGCTTATTCTTTCACCTTTATATATGGCTAATTTTACTCCAAGACTTTCAGCAGTATCACTTCTTTGTTGGTAAATTTTAGGAAATGTTTTTCTAACTAAATTCCAATATGTAGGTGAAGTTGCTTTTACACATCCTACACAATTAGCGTTGGGATAGCCTAGTTTATATATTGCTGGTAAATCAATACCCTCTTGATTCAATAAATCAAAACACCCTTGTTTTGTAATACCTAAATCAATTAATGGCGTTAGTAATGTTTGTTTATTTGTTTTATTAAATCTTTCTGCTCTTTTATTTTCATCTGCTGTAAATCCTAAAACAATATAATCTGTAGGATTTTTTATTTCCCAAAATTGTCTTGCGTTTCTTTTAAGATGTAAAGTGCATGAAGCACCAAATCTACTAGACATAAACTTTCTTTTATTCCAAACAGTTTCGCAAGACTGATCAGGAAATTTAGGATTAATTGCGAACTGTATTTTATAGCCTAACCAACTCTCTACATCTTTTAAAAATCTTTGATTGTCCTCATGTTCTTCCTTGATAGGATTATTAACTATAATTATTTCATTACTTTCACCATAAAGTTCTATAGTTTTTTTTGCAGCAACAGCACTAGCAGCACCACAAGAAAACCAAACAGTAATTTTTTTACCAGTAATTTTATTTTGCATCATATATGATCTTCTCAAAATTTACTTCTTTACTTAGTTTTGATAATAAATGTTTAGCATCCATAAAGTCTTTTGGTATGCATCTTAGCAATTCTTCAATACTAAATATTGCAATATCTTTTTCTTGTTTATGTATCTTAACTAATAATGGTTTTTCTTCATCAGTATCACAAACTAATATATTCTTGTTATCAAACCTAAAACACCTAGCATTAGGTTGTATCTGATGATAACCACTACTCTCTAATTTTATATTAAGCTGTTGTAATGCTCTATCCATCATTTCTACTTTAGCTATCTTTCTTTTAATTGGTTCAGATCGTAATGATTGTTTTAGTATCATTTCTGCTCTACAGTACTTAATCTCAAAATCTACACCTACCATCATAAAGATTCTTTTCCTGTTACCCCACTTAGCATAAGTTTCTGATTCATAAGTTCGTAATCCCTTTAATTTATCTTTTAACTGATTATCTAAATATGTATTTGGTTGGTTCATAATACTGTAATCTTAGTTGGTTGGTGGTTGGTTGTATAAGAAATACAAACCAAACCAACCATCTTTCTATTGATTTTGCCAAAAAACCCAACCAAAAACCAACCAAAAACCGACCAAAAACCAACCATATCAAAATACCTCATTATCAAATGATTTAGCCTGATAGCCATAACCTTCTTTGTAATGCACCAATTCCATATCTTTTAGATCAGCTAATCTTGATTTTAAAGCACTATCTGATATGTCCATTCTTGCTTTTATTATTGTAAATTTAGCCCAAACACTTACTGGATCATTGGGTGCCTTTTCTTTTTGATAGTCCTCTATAGCCTTAATTGTTTCTTCTCTTGCTTTAGTTAAGCCTAGTTTTTTTGGTGATTCATCTGTTATGGCTAATACACCTGAAGTAACACCCTGATAACCATATAATGTTTGTTCTTTAAATTTAAAGTAAAGATCATCTATTGGAGTGCCATCTTTAACTAGCGTTTGCTTAACAGTAACTAGCATAGCCTTATCATCGCTATTCTTATCCCTATCTACTCTAAACTCATAGTCTAAAGCTGCTGGTAATACAGAACTACCTCTTGCTCTACCATTACTACCATGACCTGTATGATGCACAATAACTATGGTTGCATTAAATTCTTCTTTTAATTCATCAATTCTTTGGATAAATTTATTCATATCTTCCGTACTATTTTCATTCATGCCGTAATTTCTGGCTAAGGTGTCCACAATAATCATTCCTATATTGCCCTTATCTATTTCTATATCTCTGCAAACATTCTGCAACATAGCAAATTCTTCATCATCTCCTATTCTTGATCCTCTATTTGAAACTAATAATGGTTTATCACTGATATTTATATTATAAAACTCCTCATACGCCTTAACTCTACGACCTACTCCTATAAAACCCTCACCTGCTAAATAAAGTACAGTAGATGGTTTTGTATTAAATCCATAAAAGTCTTTGCCTGAACTTACAGCACAAGCCATAGCTATTGCTATAAAAGACTTACCTGATTTAGGTGATCCAAAGATAGACATTACTGTACCTCTTTCACAAACCCTATCTACCATCCAATCAGGTTCAGTAAGATTATCCATAATCTGATTTACACTTTGAAAGTATAAAGAACCTCTTGGTGGTTTCAGTTTGTTTTGTTTTATATAACTAACAAGATCATCTGATGATTTAAAGTAATTGCTTTCGTAAGCATCATACAAATCATCTTTCTCTTTAAAATCTTTAGGTGGATTAGTAATAGTTACCTTGCATCCATTTTGTTTTAAATGTCTTTCTATATCTTTTGCACACTTCTTACCAGCTTCATCATTATCAGGAAAGATATAAACTTCTCTGTTAAATATTTTAGACCAGTCTGCTTTATCCCAAGCATTTACCCCACCATGCCAAGTACAAGAATCATAGTCATATATTTGCTGACATCCTTTAAGTGCTTTTTCACCCTCGTTAATTATGACTGGTTTATCAAGATGCTTTTCTTCTATGTAAATTGGTAATGATCCATCAGGCCTTTTCATAGACCAAGAACCATTAGTAT